TGGGAGCTGTTTCCCTTTCAATGGGACTACGATATTCGATCGGACAACTTCGGATACCCCGAACTATACCAAATTCAGCCTCGCGTACCGACGACCGCACAGGCCATGTTTGTTTGTCACCATACTAGGATCATTCGATTCGATGGTCCGAAACTCCCAATTCGTCTTTCAATCATGAATTGGCGGTGGGGTGACAGTGTTCTTACAAGGCTGCGTGTGCCACTCATCAACTACGTGACGTCAATGGACGCGGCAGCATCGGCAGTGCAAGACTTCCGATTCAATATTTTTAAGCTAAGAAACCTATCGGCTCTCATGGCCGCTGGGCAATCGAACATGATTCAGCAGCGCCTTCAGTTGATCAATATGACGAAGTCGATTGCGAGAGCTGTTGTGGTTGAAGAAGGCGAAGAGTTTACCACTGAAGTAACCAACTTTCAAAACCTGGACAAGATATTGGACAAGCTACAGACTAGGTTACAGGCAGCGACGCCAGTGCCACATACGCGGTTGTTTGGAGAATCGCCGGAAGGGCTTGGCGGTACTGGCCGACATGAAGAAACGAACTGGTACGACTACGTGAAAGCTAAGCAGATGCAGGTACTCAAACCCAGGCTAGAAAAGATTAATGACATTATTTTTGCTGCAAAAGCAGGCCCATTCCGTGGAAAGAAACCGAAGAAAGGTACCTTTGAGTTTGCTCCATTATGGCAGCTTGACGAGAAGGAAGAAGTAGCGATGAGGAAAGATCAGGCCATGACTGACCAGATCTACATGGAAAGTGGTGTCCTCGAGCCGCTGACGGTAGCCGCAAATCGGTTTGGCGGTCAGAAGTATTCCATCGAAACCAAACTCCCAGAGATGATCGATGAGTACAAGCCAAAGCAATGGCAAGAGATTGAGCCAAGCGATAAAGTTATGCTGGACACGGCTGAGAAAAACGTAAGGTTGGACGCACCAAAAAAATGAATCCTCTCGCAGCAGCCATACGATCCTTGAAAGCCAAGGGTAGGAGACTACCGAAACCACCAAGGCTGCTCCCGCCCATCAATCTGGAAAAGCAATACCAGCGAGACCTACTTAGGCTATGGAAATATATACGAAGTGCGATATACCTAAACGTCGTGCCTCACATGAAGAGATTGGCCCAAGAAGCGGTCGACAACAGGCCGACGACAAAGAGAGACACAGCAGCCGATGACTTCATAGCTCTCATGTACGACACCCGCGTTCAGGTATCCCAGACATGGAGTGATGAGGACGTTGAAAGGTTGGCTCAGATCTACGGTGTGAAGACCAATGACTATAACCGGATGCAGCAAATCAAGATGTTAAAGAGGGTTGTGGGTGTTGACGTATTCGTTGAGGAGCCATGGTTGCGTGAGGCGATGAGAGACTTTACACTGGCCAACGTAAAACTGATTAAATCGGCCACAGAAGAAACGTTTTCGAAGATCGAAAATAAAGTGCTTGGTGGTTTCCAAAGGGGTATGCGTCACGAAACGCTTATCGGATACATCGACAAGCAGCTTGGCGTCGGAGAATCGCACGCAAGGCTTATAGCCAGAGACCAGATCAATAAGCTGAACGGTCAACTGTCAATGCTTAGGCAGACAAATCTTGGTATCAAACAATTCATTTGGCGCACGTCAATGGACGACCGCGTTAGAGAATCACACGCTGAGATGGAAGGCGAGATATGTGATTGGGATGACTTGCCAGATGTGGATGGTGAGAATGTCGCACCAGGAGAGCCGATTCAATGCCGCTGTTGGCCGGAGCCTGTGTTTGAAGCACCTAGCGAAGAGGGTGAGGACGAAGTACAATGAAAAATGAGGCACAGACTTTCAAGACGCCACCGCCAGGATACACCTGGAATCCATTGAAGACGTATCCACGGAACGCTAAGTGCTTTTGTGGATCGGGGAAAAAGCATAAAATTTGTTGTATTGGGCTGGTACTCGATTGCTGTTTAATCGAAGAAGCGAGTAAACTGAGGATAGACTGGGAGCGAATCATAAAAGGCACCGTAACACTGACTTTGAAGATTGGCCCCGCTACGTCGCCAGAGTGTTTGGGGGGATCGTCATTATGCAAAGACAGGTTACTATCCGTAGCCAAAGACACGCAGATGAGATAGTTTTTCCTGAGTTTTGCAATAGGTGCATTGATGACATGGAGTTGGTTGCGGTAGAAATTAAAGTGAACGGCAGCTTCGTTTGGTATGCGAAGGACAATGATGGTAACATTCATGCCTGTCACGTGACCAAAGACATGGCCTTCCTGATAGGTGCAATAAGGACGAGATATGAAAAAGAGAGTAAGGCGGTTTGACCTTTCAAGACTAGATAAGATTGAAGAGATGCCGCAGGGATACCTACGTGCTCCTGCGAACGCTACCCGAGTGGGTATTTTTGTTTATAAAAACGCTGATGGATCGAAAAGAAGAGAGTTGAGATTGCCGGAAGAAGTATTTAAAGAGGATTCACTGGTTACGTTAGCTGGCGTACCGCTCGTTAATAACCATCCACCGGAGCAACTGTTGAACCTAGAGAATACGAAGAAATATTTAGTCGGTTACACTGGGACGGAAGTGAATCACGACGACAAGTTTTTGAAGACCACTGTAACGGTAGTTGATCCAAATACAATCGAAGACGTGAAGCTAGGAAAGATCGAGCTGAGCTGCGGGTACGAGTGTAACCTGGATGAAAAACCTGGCGTATGGGAAGGACAACCCTACGACTGTATTCAAAAAGATATTCGGTACAACCATTTAGCATTGGTGAACAAAGGTCGTGCTGGCGATGAAGTGCGCCTGCGCACTGATTCGTCAGATGCGGTAATGGTGTCCGATGAACTAAAGGAGAACCAAATGGGAATGAAGAAAATGCTCGTAAATGGACTAGAGCACGATGTTCCCGAAGAAGTCGCCAATGCACATGCGGCGCTTCAGCAGGAGCACAAAGTGCTTAATGACAAGTACGCAGCACTCCTAAAAGAGCACGCCTCAAAGCCAGCCGAGGAAGATGACGACGACGATGACGACGCTGTCAAGCCAGGCGAGGGTGGACAGGCCGATCCAAAAGGACAAGCTGCGGCAGCTTCCAGTGAAGCAAAGACCATGCCCGACGATGACGACGACGATGACGATGACGATAAGGCAGCGGACGATTGCAGTCCGAAAGATGCCTCTGAGTATGACGATGCCAAAGCGTCTGGTGGTGCAACCGGACAATCTGGTATCAATACCCAGGAAGCTCATGCTGCTGGTGGGAAAGGCAAAGTCGGAGCGGCCTCAAAAGGAGCCGAATCACCTGAAGAGTCGAAAGACATTGGAAAGCCGCAAGGCGAAGCCAAGGGTGTCCCGGCCACTTTAGAAGAATTGGCTGCGAAGGTTGATGCGTTGACTGACGAGAATGCAAAGCTGAAACAGGCTCGTAAAGATTCGCTTGATCCCAAGACGCTTCGAGAAGCTGTAAAGTCACGGCTGCATATCGAAAAGATCGCCGAACGAGTTGCGTTGGACGAAGAGACCAAAGCTCGCATGGACGATATGGACGATATGGATCTCAAGAAAGCTGTCATTAAAGCCGAGTGTCCGAACACTGACCTCTCTAATAAGAGTGATGTGTACATGGCAGCTCGGTTCGACATGATTGCCGAACAACTTGAGGAAAAAGACGCTGAATTAGAGCACGTCGGTAAGGTGCTTGGTATCTGTGCTACGGACGGGAAAGATCCCAAAGACGCAGCGAAAGAAGCCAAGTCCGATGCTGACGACGCTGAAGCAGCTCGACAGAGAATGATTCAGAACGAAAGTGAAGCCTGGAAAAAGCCCACGGGCCACACACGGAAAGAAAAAAAATAACTGGGCAGACTTGTTATTGATAGAAAGGAAAAACCATGAGTCAGACAAGTTATTCGATCAATATGCAGACTGCCCAACAAGGGCAGCTTGCTGACGTTGCCAAGGCATCCGACATCGTGAGCGGTTGCTTGACGGCGTCTGGTGAAGTCGGCGTTTTCGGTACCCTGCTTATGCGGGATCAGACAAGCGGTGACTTCGACGTTCGTAGGCCCGTAGCGGGAGACGCTTCGGCTGGAGCGGTCCCTTCCATCAACGCCTTTGGTGTTGTTGTCGAAGCGCAGACCATTCCATCGAACGTGAACAGCCCGGCTTTGCAGCCTTACTATCCAAACAAATACACCGTTCCAGCACTGCGGAAGGGTCGTATTTGGGTGCTTAGTGAGGAAGCAGTTACGGCAGGGACTTCGACCGTTGCCGTAAGAGATGCGGTTGGCGATAGCGGATCAGTGCTCGGAGCCTTCCGAGTTTCCGCAGTTGCCGCTGGTGCCAATGGTCAGGCCGACTTACTGGATGCCGAGTGCTTCCGGTGGCTCACCTCGACCACAGGTGCGAACGCATTGGCTCAACTCGAAGTTAACCTTCCATAACTGAAAGAAAGAAAGGAGTTTTGCAATGAGTAAACTTCAGACACGACGGTTTATCAACCTCGACGATGCAGAATCGATCTATTTTGCTCGTCAATTGGAAGCTGTAAAGGCCCGCACGTATGATGTGGTCTATCCAGAGCTGAAAGCTCGCGCATTACTTCCGGTTTCGACGGAAGCCGGCCCAGGTGCCGAGACCATTAAGTACGAGCAATTCGACCAGGTCGGTGTGGCGAGAATCATTTCGTCATACGCTGACGATTTGCCTCGG